TCACGTTTTATTCTCCACACGGCTAGCTTTTACATCCACGATTACTCCAGCTAATTCTAGGCTTCTATACACATCACGCTCATAGCGTCTATGTTGGAATACTCCATCAAACCAATAGTTGATGTCATTAGTATTTGGGATACACAGCGGACTATTTTCACCGTGGATCACTGTAATACTTCGTGACGTCCTATCTCGGATTGCTATAGCACCTTTTTTCTTTAATGCCTTGAGATGCAAAGTGGCGGAGTTTGGGGATTTGAACCCCATAGCCTCCGAAATTTCACTAACCGTTGGTGATATACCATTTCGATTAATGTAATTAGTTATAACGTCTAGCACGGCACGTTGTTGCTTGGTGAGTTCCTGCATTAACTCCTCCTATATGCCTATGCAACCTTAACTACGGCGGCTAAATAGTTTTTAGCGATTGCCATCTGCTCGGCATCATTCATCGCGTCATGAAGCGCATTGTGCTTAATCATCTGGAAGTATGGCTGGTGGTCAGGAACATAACCTTTTTTACTGCCAGTTAGCGCATCGATGTACGTCCGAACGTCGCGCTTTCCGTTGTACTTCCAAGGGCATTCCATGCGGCAAGCGCGGTATGCGCTTTCTAGAATAGAGCCATCAAAGTCGGTACCGCGAAAGTAAATTGTGGCGTCAGTATGTTGAGCAATCCAACTATTCAGATTAAGTAGCTGTTCAGCTAACGATTCACGATCGCCGGATAATGCTTCCTGCGCGTCCTGCTTCTGATTTCTCCACCAGTGCTGTGTATCTTTTGAAACAGAGCGCCCAAGCATCAGCTGATCATTAGCATCGAGCAGACAATAGAACGCATTAGTTGAATACTCAGAGAGTTCAGGATCACGACTTACAGCCAAAATAGATTCGCGGGTACCTTCCAGATCTGCCACATCAAAAGCAAAAGCGCCGATAGATAGGATGAGAGCAGAAGGGCGCACATCCATAGTTTCTGTGTCGATCACGATAGTGTTAATCATATTATTCACCCTCACAATTTATGCAGCTCGTATCATCACCCATATCGCATTGGTCACATTTCTCCATCCCGCAATGTGGGCAGTCTTTTGTATAGGTTGGCGCTTCGTTGCCACAGCTTGAACATTCTTCTATTTCTGGTACTTGAAGAGTAGGGTTAATCATTGTTCTGCTCCTGAGTTGTGTTGTCGCATTCACACGTTCCAATGAATGCATAAGTAAGAGGGCTGGGAGCATCTGGATAGGTAACTTCGTCATCGCTAACTCGATAACCGGCATTTCGGTATTCAAGAGTGATATCACCATTGTGGTGAAGTTTTGATACCTCCCCGATTACGCTACGAAAGCGGATCGTTCGGCCTTTGTTGGTCTGGATGGTAAAGGCTAATTTGTCGCCTAAGCTGATGCTGGTAACTTCGGCTTTGAGCATCTTCTGGCATTTTTCACAGCGATATTTGCTCATGCTTTACTCTCCTGTACAGCAGGTGCTGTGGCTAACATTGCAGCCCAGCATAATTTAGCCCTGTATGCAGCCTGCTTACATCCGCTCATTGCTGCGTATTCTTCCCAAGCCTCAGGCTTACTGAATGTCTTATTAGGCTCAGATTCAAACCCTTCAATGATCATGTTCTCTGTTGGCTCAATCGGAACCATCATCCAACCTTCCGGAATTACCGGAGAGTTGCCAGCTGATGTTAGCGTGGCGTGGTAATGATTGAGGGTTGTACAACCGTCCATGTAACAATCACATGCCGTTATTTTGTCTGCATAGAATGCACCGCAAGCAGAGCACTCCCACAGGTCGATAACTTTCATTATTCGATCTCCTGTGCAGGGGCTGCGGCAAGCATGTTTTTGTATTTCTGCTGCATAAAATCGAAGCTTCCCGTCAGCCCAAGAAGAGTTAGCATAGCTATGGTTGCTTCTTCAGGAACCATTACCCAACCATCTGGCAACCTGTAAGGCTCGCTTACAGGTTGGGCTGATTGCGTATTGATATGTAATCGTGGCTCGCCATCTTTTGGTTCAGGCCACTGACGCTTCTTGTTTATCTCCAGCTTTTCAATCATCGCTCTGGTGATAAACTCATCAGAAAGTCCCATGCGGCGCTGAGCATCCCATAGCAGGAATTGCATATCAGCCCACTCAAGCGGATCGGATGGGTCGGCAGCAGCTTCAAGCGCTTCTTTTGAGAGATGTTTAAGTGGGCCAACTGGACCAACGTTGCCGAACGTAGCGTTAGACCACTCAGCATGTTCACGTCGAATCCGTTCCCGCTCGGTTTGTTCTGGTATTACGGGTTGTGCGGGTGCTGGCTCTTTCAAAATACTGAGTGTTATCTGTGATGGATCTACAGCATGAACAGAGCCACTTCTATCAACGCAAATAAATGCTCTACCATAAATTTCTGCATACTTGAGTGCTTCAGGAAGGGCTACTTCATTCTTCGCCGCGCGCTCGTATGCCAGAAGCTGTCGAGCCATCAACTCTGCTTCTTCAGCAGGAATCATGACATTTGCACCATTCCCATACGCTTCACGCCATGTGGCGATAGTTTCTAAACGCTCAGTTGTTAACTTAGTCATTGCTCTGCTCCTTGCTTCTGCGTGCGCGTGGATATTCTGGCTTTGGTTCATACTTTGGTTTGGCTACGGCGTTCTTTATGGCCTTACGCCAGTTCTTTGCATTATTCAGAACAACAACACCGCCGTTATCGTCAAAATAACCATCTGGAGCAGGGGAGGATAAAGACTCAATCACATCGCATGGCACGGCTATATTGCAGTGACCATCATTGTAATACCCAAGATGCCCCATCACTTGTTGAGCGGTATACCGTCCGGCTGCGTGCAAGCGAAGTGCATAACCAGAATTATTTGGACGAAATAACTCGATGAAGTTTTTCTCTCTAGTGCAGTGATGAACGCTCAAAATGAAGTACTCGCGCTCTTTAGCGTTACTTGGCATCATTGCCTCCGTTGCATAATTTGCTACGGCGACTAGTAAAGAAATCCATGCATTTGGAAAACTCGGCATCGATGATTTCTAATTCCCGATCGAAGTATTCTTGTGCATTTTTCTCTGCTTCTGGAGCAAACTCCCCCGGTCCTAATAACGTGTTAAATATCCAACGAATCCCAGCGACAGCTCCTTCTCCATGCTCGGCTTCAATGACTGCTGCTCGCATAGCTAGAATTAGTCTTCCAACCGTCAAATCCAACTCTTTGAGCCGCATTTTTAAATATTCGGTATCATCAGCTAGATCATCACGCTGCTTTTTAGTTTGCTGGTGGACTTCACACAACACATCAAAGCGTGTGACGGTTTCACGTAATATTGCCGCTGCTTCTGGATATTGTTCAGTAATAAGCTTCACGCCTGCATGCGCTTGCTTAATTAACGTCTTTGGGGGTAATTCATTTAATTTCACGGTTATTTCTCCACACGTTTTTTAGATATGAGTTTCCCCGGTGCGAATTAATGAAAATTCACATAAACAGATTGGATCTCTAATAATTCTCCACACAAATGAGCTGTGGTAGCTGGACTTGAACCAGCGCGTACCCGCTACGCTATGAACGCTTGCGACGCTCTACCAACTGAGCTACACCACAACCGGCTGGGTACTCGAAACGCCCCTGAATCAAAATACCCATGCGGTTGTGTGCCTGTCTTTTATCCACATCAGGCTCAGTGGTATCCTAAAAGCCCCTCAGCTTTTAAAGATAAATTTTGATAAATGACTCAACCAACAACGAATCCTCTCAAAAACATGAAAATTGATTACTGGTATAAAGCCCTTGTTGCCGTCGGTGCAGTGTTGTTCATTCTTAATGGTTCTAATTTTTTTGTTAGGTATCCTGCAATCCCTATCGCTTTTCTTTCTGGGGGCATTTTCTTTATTGGTTTGGGTGAATGGAGAAATCATCCCCTCCAAATCAGAGTTATCGGCCCCGGTCTTATCGCTAAAAGTCACCCTAGGCGTTTTACTTTTATCGGTAGTGTTCTTGATGTCTTTGGTATTGCTTTGATGATTGTTGGGGCCATTAAGCTCTTCTGATACAAAACCACAAATAGGGCACTCAGTGGGGATAAAGCAAATATCTTCGCCAACAAAGAGCGTTTGGTTGTCTTCTATTCTGTTTTGTTTGTTGGCTTTCATTTTCATCTCTTACATTTATCTATCGTACATAGCATTGATTAACCCAAGAGCTAAACGATGCTGCCTACATGTGCTTAAAAAGGGCGGTTACAGGCCAAATAACAGCCATCAATCCTCTGGTTGAAATCCTGCAACCGCCAAAGCTACACAGTAGTCTTTAGAGAAACCTCCTCTTTGTTTTGAGGAGGTCTCAATATGAGGAACTATAAACCGTCGCGAATTGCGGAGCAAGAGAAAAGAGCAAAATATTTGTAAAGCATATAAATCAAGTGTATAAATATACAGTATGTCAAAGCTAATATGTTTCTAATCAATGAATTAATTAGCTTTATTGGTTTGTTTGGGGGAATTCATTGTGATCTTCGAGCTCAGGAGAGTCGGGGGAGGGGAATACAAAGCTGTGGCCCGCGAAGAAAAATCCCCGCGGGAAATTGTTCAGTTGCGAATTTTTCGACTGAGGAATACAACAACACCAATTAGGTCAATATCAATATTTACCTCAATGAGGGGGACTCGTTGATCATCAACACCAAGGAATTTCTTTCCAGCTACTTCTAAGTATTTAAAGACTGATAATTCACCTTTAATATTGGCTAATACATAGTCTTTAGTAATGGGCATGATTTTGGTATCAACAATTATCGTCGTACCAGCTGGCGCAACATCACAACCACTATCTTTTTCAATGAAATAGGCTCTAGTCCCTATGCCAAACTCCGATGGCGCGGTAACCATTTCGCTCGTAGGCCCCTCGGCTCCCCATAGAGCTACGTGGACTTCATTGGTGATTATCGGAGTAGAAATTGGCTGATAATCAGACGGATCACCAAATAGTAGCCACCTAGAAGATACCCCTAGCGCTTTAGAAAGCATTTCAATTTCTTCGAGCTTAGGCTCTCTATCACCACTCATCCACCCACTAACTGTAGATCGTCCACGCCCTATTTTTTCAGCAATGGCCTCATGCGAAATCTTTAACTGAGCTGCTAGATCTCTAGCTCGTTCATACCAATGCATAAATAAATCGCCTATCTGGTTACTTTCTAACATGGTCGCACATCGCGGAATTCTATTCAGTTGACTATTGAGGAGTAAATGCGGATACTAACTCCGAGATTTGCGACCATGAGAGTAGTTTATGACCCCGTTACTTCAATTTAAAAATGACAAGAAGATGACACTCAAAGACCTATGTCTGCTTCTTGGTGAATCTATTCGATACGAAAAAGCTTTGGGTGATGTTTTAAATGGTCATCGACCAGTTCCTACGGCTAAAGCAATGAAATGGGCTGAGAGAACAGGAATACATCCACACAAGCTCAGACCTGACATGTTCAAGGCTAGCCATTTTCCCGGAGGGTTTAAACCGCGAGTAAAGAAGCTCACTACGAAAGACTCTGCGGTAAGCGTTAACAATACTGTATTTATTGATGATTAAAACCACAAAAGAGAGACCAAAGCTGTGGACAACAAGAACTTTCCAGCCCCGGCAGATATGACAGCAGCAATGCACAAGCTGATCACTTCAACACCGGGTGGGTATGAAGCGATGGCGCAACAGCTTTCGCACGACGGTACCCATAACGCGCTGAGTAACCGCGTTCGCCAGATCGGTGGGCAAATGGTGCCTTTCGGCATGGCTATTGATATGGAGGCCCACTCAGGCCGCACGGATATTACCGAGGCTATGTGCAAACGAGCTGGTGGCGTGTTCGTGAAACTGCCTGACATCGATCAGGTCGAGAATGAAGAGCTGTTGCATAAGTTTAACGATCTTCTGGCTGCGCTGGGTGATTTTAGCCGAGCACATAACGAGTTCACCCATGATGGCGTTCTTGACCGAGAAGAAAGCAAACGCCTACGCGCTAAAGGTTATCGAGCACAGTCTTTGATAGCCGAGATTTGGGTGATTTCAGAAATGCTGTGGGGAGAGGGTGACGCCAAGAGTATGCAGCTCTTGGCGTCGGGTGCGACTAAATCAGTGTGTGGAGAAATAACCGCGTGAGCATTTTAACAACAAACAAACGAACTCCGCAATTCCGCTGCAAACCGGTACCCGGTGGGCGTAAGCCGATTGCGTTTCCGTATGCCGCTAAATTACAAGGTGAGTGGACTGACATCAACCACAACTTTGTTGAGTGGGCTGTGGGTGAGCAACAAGCAGGTCGAGGTGTGGCATGAATAATCTAATTGCCATTGATCAGGTATCTATCCGTCAGGATAACTCCGGTCGCTATAGCTTGAATGACTTACATATTGCAGCTGGTGGAGAAGAGCGGCATAAGCCCTCTAATTTCTTACGCCAAGACTATGTACGTGATTTATGCGCGGAAATCGACCGATGCTCAGATCTGAGCATCGCTTCTTTTGAGTCGATTCGTGGCGGCATCAATCAAGGGACATACGCATGCCGTGAATTGGTTTATTCATATGCCATGTGGATCAGCCCTGCATTCCAGTTAAAAGTTATTCGTTCATTTGACGCGGCCCACCAGCCAACACAGCTAACCGAGCTGGAAATGATCGCATCTATGGCAAAGGCTGCTGCGATGCAAGAACGCCGCATGCAAGTGATAGAGCAGCAGGTAACTGGCGTAACCCAGCAGATCGAACAGATAGCGACAGGGGCCATTCCTCCGGGATGGCAAACAATCAAAAACCTCGTTGCAACATCGGGTCTGTCTGACGGCAAGGTTCGCGCATTGATTTCGGCCTTTAAAGTTGAGAGCAAAAAGATTCCATTTAACGCTCCGGGCGGCATTCTGACTAGTGCGACAGTTGCAAACGAAGAGCTATTCAATTTGGCTCTAGCAAAGGTCAGGAAAGAGGCTACACGCGCTTGCCGCAGTAAATATTGGTTCCATCCTCGCTTAGGTCGGTTTGAGATGAAGGAGGTGCCAGCATGAGCCTACTTTTACCATCACGCCCTCTCATAGTGCTTTCAGATCTAGCGGAACGCATCGGACTAAACGAGGCCATCGTACTTCAACAGGTCCAATACTGGCTGACTGAGACAAACTCAGGTATCGAGCATGAAGGCCGTCGCTGGGTATATAACTCAATCAGAGAGTGGCACAAGCAGTTTAAATTCTGGAATGAGAAAACAGTAAGTCGCACGTTTACTTCATTGGAAAAACAAGGGCTTATCACTGGCGAAAAGCTATCGAAAGATAAGCGTGACCAAACGAAATACTACGCTATTAACTACGATCATGCGGCGCTAGATGATGCCGAAATTATCAACAATTCCATTGGGACAAATTGTCCAACTCCATTAGGACAAAATGTCCAAATGCAAAAGGACAAAGTGACCCCATGCAAGGGGACAAAATCGGGGGATTCCATTGAGACAAATTGTCCTAATGTTCTTACAGAGATCACTACAAAGAGTACTCAAGAGATCACATCAGATAAAAACACTGTAGGCAGTTCGGCTGCGCCGACCGACCCAGAGGTAGAAATTACTGATCAAGCGATTCAGGTACTCAAACATCTGAACCAAGTGACCGCCTCCCGCTACCAGAATTGCAAATCCTCACTCGAGAATATTCGAGGCCGCCTGCGTGATGGGTTCACCCCTGATGAGCTGGTATTGGTTGTTGATTTCAGCGTTGAGCGCTGGGCAAGCAATTTGGAGATGGCTTCTAACCTGAACCCTGTCACGTTATTCCGTCCGAACAAGTTCCCAGCATACCTGAGTTCTGCGTCCAACTGGTCTAAGGCTGGCCGACCGCCTCGCACTCAATGGTCAAAAGGCAACCAAGCCAAGCCGAAGGGATACGTTGATATGGATTTTTCTCAGCAGGATTACTCATCGATCCCTGCTGGCTTTAGGAACGGTTATTCGAGCGAGAAGCCCAAAGAACCCGCTGCGCCAGTTGATAGGAGTGAATTACCAAGATGGCTCGTAGAGCGTACGGGAGGTGCCCTGTGAAACAACAAACCATGCCAGTAATTCGCCGCCACCGGCCAGCGCTTGTTCAGCTCCATCAGGAAAGAGCCCAACGCTGTGAAGCGGCAAAACAGTGGCGCCGCGCTGAATATGAATGGTCCCGAGTCATTGAGAATTGCGGTACCGAAGAAGATATGGAACACGCAGTTAAATGCCGCAATGCCTGTGCAATCTACTGTCGTGCCCCGTATGGAACAGTCGATCCGCGTATGGATTTCGAAGCTTGTGTGGAGGCCATTTCGTGAAAGAAATATATGGCGTTGATGTTTTATCGCTGATCGCGACTATTCAGCAGGTTCGCCGCTGGTGGCACTTACGCAAATGGCGCTCGCAATGGGGTGACGATCAATGCCTGCGTAGGATTGCTAAAAAGTGTCAACGGTTTGATGTACTGCGTGTTTTTCATTTCGAACGTAATTACAAGTTTATCAAGCTGATGGTTAAGGTTGATCAGCGGAGGGGGATTCTGTGAGCAAATCAGTGGTAGCACCAACGCCAGAACTATTACGCCAGCAGGCCTCGGAAATGCTCAAACGTGCAGAGCAGCTCGAAAAGAACGGCGCAACCCATGACGCAATCAAAAAGGCACTGGTACCCGCTTTACGTGATGTGATGCAGGCAAAACATAGCGTCCAGACATCAATGGATTCCTTGCTCGATGCAGTGGCAGACATGGAGAAGAAGATCGGCAAGCTTGAGACCGTGGTCATGGAGGTGCTGTCGTGAATATGGACATCAACCCATATTGCGCCGCTTTAGCTGCTCAACGCGCAGAGCCTGAACACTATCTCAAAGACGTTGGCGATGAGTGGCGTACCCCCGAGTCATTGTTTTGGGGCATTAACGCGATGTTTGGGCCAATCACTCTCGATCTGTTTGCTGATGCTGATAATGCCAAATGTGATGCCTACTACACCGCCGAAGATAACGCACTGACTCAGGACTGGTCAGAGCGACTGAAAGAGCTAGGCGGTGCAGCTTACGCAAACCCACCCTACAGTCGCACCAAAGAGTACGACGGGCAGTACATCACTGGTATGCGGCACATTATCGATCATGCGATGGCTATGCGTGAGAAGGGCGGTCGTTACATCTTATTGATTAAAGCGGCAACCAGCGAAGTGTGGTGGCCTGAAGAAGCCGATCATGTCGCTTTTATTCGTGGGCGTATTGGTTTTGATCTGCCAGTTTGGTTCAAACCCGCTGACGAGAAGCAAAAGCCTACCGGCGCGTTTTTTGCTGGTGCTGTGGTCATTCTTGATAAGCAGTGGCACGGCCCAGCAATCAGTTATGTCACCCGCGATGATCTAATCACTCGGGGTGATGCATTTCTGGCACAGGTTCGTCGCATGGCTGAAAAGCTGGTGGGGGTAGCTGCGTGAAGTTAATCCTACCATTTCCACCTAGCGTAAATGGTTACTGGCGCGCCCCGAATAAGGGCACTTCAATCGGTAAGCATTTAGTGAGCGAACGTGGACGTAAGTATCAAGCTGAAACATACGCGATGGTCATCGAGCAGCTACGCCGTAAGCCGAAGGCGATTACTGAGCACTTATCTGTTTCCGTTGTGCTATTCCCGCCGACCAAGGCGAAGCGTGATCTGGATAACTACTTCAAGGCTCTGTTTGATGCTCTGACGAAAGCAAATGTATGGGCTGATGATAGCCAGATTAAAGAGCTTTCAGCCAAGTGGGGGCCAGTCGTTAAAGGTGGTCGTGTTGAGCTGGTGATCGATGAGGTTACGACATGCGCATGATCCTCACCGCATTCCCACAAATCGACGCGGGTGTGGTTTTGCTTAAGCCGGGGCAGTTGACGTGCAAATTCCACAAAGGCCAGCGCCTCATGATCACCGATGTGCCGAAAGAGTTTGCGAAGCTTCCTGCAGGCGAGTTACCTGCACAGTCTCAAGACCTTGCCAACGATATGGCGCTGCGCCCGTTCTTCTCACATCACGACGTGATTAAAGCCGCAGGTACCGAAAGTGCCCTTGAGGTATGGGTTGATAAAATTAAAACCTGCCAATGGAAGCGCAGCTATCACAACGGCAATTTGAATACGGTATCGCATAAAAACGGTGCCGTTCGTCTGTGTTGGAGTTGCGACAACCTTCACTATGATCAGTTTCATCCGTCGCTAGGCGATATAGCCGAAACCAACCGTGCCGAATGGCTAGTGGACTCTGTACGGCGCTCATTAGGTTTTAACGAAGGCCACCAACTGACATTACCCGAGTTGTGCTGGTGGGCTGCGTTAAATCACTTAACCCATCTGCTACCTAGCGCCATTGACTACCGAGTAACGAAGACACCAGAGCCGCCAGCGTTTATAAACGGCGTAATGAAAGAGGCTGATATTAATCCGTGGCAGACCGACCCAGCAAAAGTTATTGCGGACAGCGTTAAGTTGATAAAGCCCGCGTTCAAGTTAGTCGAGGATAAGTGTCCACCAGCAAGTTTTATGTTGAAACCTAAAGCGATCCATCTGGAGTTGCCTGAATATTTGCAGTGGGTGAAGACGCAACCCTGCTGTGGGTGTGGTCAGCAGGCGGATGATCCGCACCACATCATCAATAACGGGTTCGGCGGGATGGGGACTAAAGCTAATGATTTGTTAGTGATGCCCCTATGTAGGATTTGCCACGGCGAGCTACACAGAGATGTTAAGGGGTGGGAGGCTAAACACGATAGCCAAATGTCATGGGTGTTAAAAACCCAACACAAAGCGGCTGCTCTGGGTGTAATCGGGAGGGCGGAAAAATGACACCTTTAGAGATTGCATGTATTCGAACCAATGTTATTTTCGCCCTTAATTGTAACGCTAAGACATTCAAGGGGCAGTTAGAAGGATTTGAAGGGTTCGCACAGGCTAGAACGTCACGATATGGCAGGCAGCGTCCAAGAGCGGTAAACATCGATGGTAGGTATTATTGCCGAGCAAGCGATCCGGTACATGTGACGCCGACAATGGCACGTAAAAACCAATACACACCTATAACACCAGAAGCATACGAAACAGCAGGATTGCGCAGGGTTATTAACAAACTGTCGGCTCAGGAAAGGGCGTGGGTTTTGCGATGCTATGGTTATGACATGGGGGTAGACCATTACTTGCTGATATGTGAGTTCGTATGGGAGAGGATGCGGCAGCGGCTAGCAGGTAAGCGGGTGAGCCATAAGATGGTTGAAAGGCTTATTCGGCTAGTTGAGTTAGCCGTTGAAAATACGGAAGAGCGATGTCGAAACCCAGAAAACCCCACAATCTACGCGCCAACGTATGCAGCGCAAGAAATCGGGGTGGCGCTCGATAATTGGACTAAAAATTACAAAAGCCTCTGGAGAATGCTTCATCGCCTATGCGAAGAGTTAGACGTGGAGTCATTGGAAAACATTTTAGTGAAAATGTGATGCACATCACTAATGGAACTTGCCATTTGCAAAAGTCAACTAAATGGCGTATTTTAAGGCCTAATTTGATATGTTGTCAGAATTGTAAAGATAAAAAGAAACCCGCCTTTTGAGCGGGTTTTGTCATTTATGGAGTCATCTGTTCAGGCTTGCAGTTATAAAGAGCCGCAAGGCGCTCACGGGTTTTTTTGTGAGGTTTTGAGCCTTGAGCTTCCCATTGTGATACAGCAGATTGAGTTGTTCCCAGCTTCTCAGCTACATCATATTGGGATAAGCCAACATGATTAGATAATAAGATTAATTTGATTATTGTTGCAATGAATAAGGTTATTATCTAATTAATTTCTCACGAAAATGGATGTTTTGGGCGAAAAAAAAGCCTCACATCGAGAGGCTTTTGGGGAAATCAATGTGATTAACGCAGCAGAGTCAGTACGTTCTGAGTAGACTGGTTAGCCTGAGCCAACACAGAAGTACCCGCCTGTTGCAGAATGTTTGCACGGCTCATGTTAGAGACTTCGGTCGCGTAGTCAGCATCCTGAATACGAGACTGGGAAGCCGTCAGGTTGTTTACGGTGCTGTTCAGGTTGTTGATAACAGAATCGAAACGGTTCTGTACAGCACCCAGAGATGAACGCAGAGAGTCGACTTTAGATAGTGCTGCATCTAATGCTTTTAGCGGATCTGTCGTGGTTTTTTTATTGGAAAGCTCAGTTCCACGAGTTACCTTGCCATCAGCATCCATAGTCGCTGAGTAAAGCTTGTCGCCATCTTTAATAACATATTTTGGGGCACCACTTTCAGTTCCGCTGTAAGCGCGAATATTTGCATTGTCAGAACCAGTCAACGCATTAAACTTAACTGTAATATTTGCAGATGTAACCGTTGTGCCATCAGTTACTTTTTTAATATCATCTGCATCAGTTAACTCAGTGCCTGTTTTAACCTTGCCATCTTTATCAATAGATGTAACCTCGGCATACTTGTCACCAGTATTATCATACTTTGCATAAATTTTTCCGTCAGTGCCTTTCATATAGGACGCGATATTTTTTGTGCCAGTTGTCGTTTGCTGACCTGCAGCAAGTTTTACGCTGACGCCTGTATCGATATCTGCTGTTGTGGCTGGGGCTGCTGCCGCAACCTTGCCACCATCTACACCTTTAGCTACAGAGAAATCATTTAAACCTAACGTTTCACGGTTAATTTTATTTAATTCTATATCGATTTTTTCACCATCATTGGCACCGACCTGAATTGTCAATTTGTTATCGCCACTTAAAACTTTAACTCCATTGAAGTCGGTCTGTTCAGAAATGCGATTGATTTCAGCAAGACGCTGATCAATCTCATCCTGAATGGATTTTAGGTCACTGCCAGAGTTGGAGCCGTTTTGAGCCTGAACACTTAAACGACGAATATTTTGCAGGTTGTCGTTCACTTCGTTCAGAGCACCTTCGGTGGTCTGCGCCAGAGAGATACCGTCGTTGGCGTTACGGGAAGCCTGAGTCAGGCCTTTGATGTTTGCTGTGAAGCGGTTAGAAATCGCCTGACCCGCAGCATCGTCTTTTGCGCTGTTAATACGCAGACCAGAAGACAGACGCTCAATAGCAGTACCCAGTGAAGACTGAGATTTATTCAGGTTGTTCTGCGCCATCAAAGACAGGCTGTTGGTGTTAATTACTTGTGCCATAGTTTGGTTCCTTTCAATTAGGTGTCTGTTTTGTTGCTTAGCTCCTTAGTTATCGACAGAGGGTAGGACTACTTTAGTTTTTTTATAAAAAAATTTATTTTTAATTTTAGGCAAAAAAAAACCACCTATCGGTGGCTTCTTCCGAAATGATGGCTGACATCATTTCTTGACTAATTAATGACCGCTCACTATGGCGTAGTTTTAAGTCATCAAAAAATCTAAAGAAGATGATAACGATATTATGTTTTTGAGCAATACGAAAATATGAAATGGTTTTTTATTTTTGAATGTTTTACTTACTAAAATCTTTAGATTCGAATTATCGAAAATAAACAGTGAAAAATATTGTATCTATCAATGCAGAAAGCAATGACTTAGGTTTAAGTCAAGAGCTTCAACCGGGGAAAGTACTGACTGCACATTTATTCATTGTTTATCTCTATTGGATCGGTGACAAGAGAGACGTTCGGATATAAGCACCGAAGAACAAGCTATAAATCGTAATCAAAGGGGGCCTCTGGGTGCCATTTTTCATATGTAGCGCCCAGCCAACAACCATCCACTCTAAACACTTTCTAGCTGAGAGTGGTTACGGCTGGGTGCTATTCACTACATAACCCCGCCTCGCTGGTGGAGGTGAAGGATGAAAAGAATGTACACACGTGCTGCCGATAACACCTTGCTTGCTGGTGGGCTTTCGTCATGGTTATTCAGCCTGATTAATTTCTTCTCACCCAGCGAGTGGATGGTTGTCGGCATCATTGTTGGCATTTTTTGCACTCTGGCTGGCCTTATTTCGGGGATTTATTTCCGCTGCCGTCGTGAGCGCTTATTGCGTGAGTGGATTCAAAGCCGTCAGGTGATAGCTGCTGCGCCGGTGAATGAAGAGCTGGAGATGCTGGAGCGTGATTGATGGGGACTAAAACCAAACTCAGTGCTGCGGTTCTAGCATTAATTCTCGGTGGGGCTACAGCTGACAAAATCCTTGATCAGTTTCTGGATGAGAAAGAGGGCGTTCGAACTATCGCGTATCAGGATGGGCGGGGGATCTGGTCAATATGTCGTGGATTGACGCGCATTGAGGGGAAACCAGTCACTCAAGGGTTGAAACTTTCATACAGCCAGTGCAAGCGCTATGACGCGGTAGAGCGTGATAAAGCCATCGCATGGGTTAAGCGAAATGTGACTGTGCCACTTTCCGAGCCAGCCATCGCGGGTATCGCTTCTTTTTGCCCTTACAACATTGGCCCAGCCAAATGCTTTCCCTCAACGTTCTATAAGAAGTTGAACGCTGGTGATCGTATTGGTGCTTGTGCTGAGATAAGGCGCTGGATATTCGATGGAGGCAGAGATTGTAGGATTAAAGAAAATAATTGCGCTGGGCAGCCGGTGCGAAGAGGCCAAGAATCGGAGCTTACTTGCTGGGATATAGTCCAATGAATATCAATTTCAGTTGGCGAATGATGGCAATAGGTGTGTTGCTGGTGGCTTTGCTCGTTGCTGGGAAAATAGCTAGTCATTACCGCGATAAATACCATCAGGTTGATAAATCTTGGCAATTGAAATGGATGCAGCGTGATAAAGATGATTCTGATGCTCTAGCGCGGCGACAGGCAGACGAACGAGCAGAAGAGCAACGCAGACAACAGGCAGCAAATCAGGCGGCTAAAGATGCAGAGAAAGACAACAAACGGCTTAAAGTTGATGCCATTAATGCTAAGCGTTCTGCTAACAGGTTGCAGCAACAGCTCATACAGCTCAGGCAACAATTCGCAGACAGTGAGACTGGCAAGCTTTCCAGCGCTGCCAGCTCAAGCGCGTCAAAGTCCCAAGCCATCATATTGCTTACCCAGCTGCTCAGCGAATCTAACGAAGCAGCAAGAGAGTATGCAAAAGAGGCTGACCGCGCTTATAGCGCCGGACGAACCTGTGAACGCATCTATGATTCCGTCGCAACAGTGAATCCTTAGATACCAACGTAATACCTTTGCAATACCGATCGTTTTGAACGATCGATAAACGATAATTGATCTATACAACCAATTTTAACCATAATCTTCATGCTGTTATCTTCGCTTTTATTTTGGGAAGGAACTCAGCGTGAAGTTTTCCAATGGTGCGAAGACAGTATTTATGGTGTTGGGTATCGGTGTGGTGTGCATTATTGGTGCTTTAAACTGGGCCATAAACGGATCTACTTCTCGCGGTGGGAAGCTAGAAATGCCAAAGCCTCAAGGGAAAGAATTCCGATGTGGTGACCAAGCGAAGGTTGTAACTCAAAGTCGGTTGTTTGAGATATTGAATAGAGCCCCTGTCGGTATGTGTGTAAGTCGTATTAATGATGATACTTTCGTCGTCAGAGAGATGGCGGTGATACAGAGATGATGGAACCCGCCCAGTTCGAAATGAGTTATCTATATATTACAACGTGATGTGTATCCACTAACTATTGATTAATTTCTGTTATGTTTCCTATGCGTACGCAATCATAGGAGATATACGTAATGAAGTACTATGTTCACACTCTAACTGACAATCAAAATGACCATGAAGTGCACACCGAGAACTGTTCACGCCTTCCTCTGGCAGCTAATCGTAAATACCTTGGAGAGTTTAGTTCCTGTCAACCTGCCGTGCAGGCTGCTCGTAACCTTGGTTATTCTCGAGTAAATGGTTGTTATTGGTGTTGCACTCCATGCCACACATCTTGATATCAGGGTAGTGAGCATCATGAAGGTCGCTTAGGCGGCCTTTTTTATTGCCTAAATATTACTAATGTAAGGAACTAACTATGTACGCACTAAAAATTATTACTGTAAAAAATGATGGCAATCCCGTTGAGTGTGTGACAGCTCTTGGCGACTGTTATCGATTGGAGTTCAACCCAGCGATAGCTGACCCCAAAGTGGTTGCTCGCGTTCATTATACAAAGGATGACAACACCCCTTGCATTGAGATTAATCGTGGCAATGAGGCATTTATCACCACGCTTGATAATAAGACTGTTCGGGTCATTTGCCGTGCTGATATGGCTTTTGAAACCTCGCTAGCTTCATAGTTCATATAAGCATTACAGCAGGCATTCACTGAGTGCCTGTGATAATGCTATTCGCTACAATCACTTCATAGACTATATGAGGTGGAAATGGACGCAAACTACATTGCTTATGAAACGTTAGTGGCTAACCGTGCCGCTGTTGATTGGGCCTTTTGGTCAATGATTGGTACATGGCTTTCAGGGATTGCTACAGTTGCAGCCGTTATTACTTCGCTATATATAGCACTGAGAAATCCCAAGGCGTTTATAGGTGGTCGCGTAAGACTTGGACGAATGTTTTTTGAAGTTGATGATAAGCCAGTCGTAGCGATAACCGTTGTAAACAAGTCGCTTCATTCAATTAGGATTAAGGCAATTTTTTGGGTTGTTGGTGGTGAAAATGAGATTCAGCAAATGTTCAGAAATCAGGCGTATGACCCACTTCCCATTCGCTTAGAGCATGGTGATGAGGCAAATTACCGAATAATTATTAGCGATGATGATAGTTGGCTGAAGAGAATAGCTAAACGACTATTAGATGAAAATGCATCTGTTGAAAAAATGCAGTGTGTTGTAGCACTCTCAACCGGTGAAAGATACAGGTTGAAAATTGACAAAAGATTTAAAGCTAAAATTGCGCAGTTTATGAGATGACGACTCAAAAGTAGCCGCCTCTGTGCGGTTTTTTTTGCAATCACAAAGGCATTACAGCCGGTATTCCCCGCATGTCTACTATAGTTAGTGGTTTGCCAAGTAAATGATACTCATTATCGAAAAGGTACTCCCGAAGGGGGCCCTTGCCACGGGGCGGCAACCTCGCGGAAAACGCCTCATTTTTGGATTTTGATCTGCCATCACCACTACCTCAACATTTTGAAAATAATAGTTAAATTATTTTTCAGTGGTGAATGTGACTGTTTTTTGTTCATCACTGGAGTGGAGAATGGATAAAGAGTTAACAAATCTCACGCTCAATATCAGCCAACTTGCAGCACTTTCGGATGTTCATCGCCAAACAGTGACGGCGCGTCTAAAGAATGTGGCAACTTCTGGCGGGAATGAATCAAACCTTAAGCTCTATAAATTAACGTCGGTTCTCTCTGAACTGATGAAGATGCCAACGCCGGTTTCAGGTGATGACATGGCGCCGCAGGATCGCAAAGCTTGGTACCAGTCAGAACGTGAGCGGCTCAAATTCGAACAAGAGATAGGGGAGTTACTCCCCGCAAGTGATGTGGCACGGGAAATGGCGTCTATGGCCAAGGCGATGATCCAAGGTCTGGAAACCTTACCGGATATTCTTGAGCGTGATTGCGCGATGACACCATCAGCGGTGCTACGCGTTCAAAACATCATAGACGATATGCGTGATCAGATTGCGCAAAAAGTGGCTGATGCAGACACCTCAATGCCAGAGGAGGGAGAGCCAGAGGAGGCGTGATGGCGTCGCAGGTTACAGCCAGCGTATTACGTAAAAACACCTATGGATTACTGAGTGCGCCTCGGCGCATGCCTGTCGCGGATGCTGTTGCTCGGTATATGCGTGTCCCCGTTGGGGCGGGTAACTCTGTACCTTGGGACCCGATGGTTGCGCCCTATATTGTGGAACCAATGAACTGCCTAGCCTCACGTGAATATGATGCGGTGATATTCGTTGGTCCTGCGCGAACCGGTAAAACAATCGGACTCATTGATGGGTGGGTTGTCTATAACGTAGTTTGCGATCCTTCGGACATGCTGGTTATCCAGATGACGCAGGACAAAGCGCAAGAGCATTCTAAAAAACGTCTTGCCCGAACATTTCGCTGCAGTCCAGAAGTGACTAAATGCTTAAGCCCACGCCGCAACGATAATAATGTTTATGATCGCGTGTTCCTCAACGGTAGCTACTTAAAGTTGGGTTGGCCATCGATCAATGTCATGTCCTCATCGGACTTTAAATGCGTGGCGCTAACCGATTATGACCGTTTCCCCGAGGATATTGATGGAGAGGGGGATGGTTTTTCTCTGGCATCAAAACGCACGACAACCTTTATGTCCGCGGGTATGACGCTGGTGGAAAGCTCTCCCGGCAGAGAAATAACCGATCTGAAGTGGAAACGAACATCGATACACGAAGCGCCACCAACGACAGGTATTTTATCTCTCTATAACCGAGGTGATCGCCGTCGCTGGTATTGGCCTTGTCCTCACTGTGGTGAGTATTTCCAGCCAGCCATGAGCTCAATGAATGGCTACCGTGATAATCCCGATCCTGTCGTTGCCAGTGAATCAGCTTTTTTGCTTTGCCCTCATTGCGAGGGACATATTTTGCCCGCACAAAAACGCGAGTTAAATAATCTCGGGATATGGCTGATTGAAGGGCAGCGTATTGACCGGCATGGCGTGATTTCTGGCGAGGCGCGTCGATCACGTATCGCATCGTTTTGGATGGAGGGCCCCGCCGCGGCTTATCAAACATGGGCGCAACTGGTCTATAAATTACTGACTGCTGAGCAGGAGTATGAGCGAACAGGCAGTGAGGAAACGCTTAAGGCGGTTATTAATACGGACTGGGGATTGCCTTACGCACCACGCTCTAGCACCGAACAGCGTAAAGGAGAAAGCCTTAAGGCCCGCGCTGAGGAAGTGGCTAAGCGGACGGTGCCACCAGGAGTACGGTTTCTTGTGGCCACAGTCGATGTGCAGGGTGGTAAACACCGCCGCTTTGTTGTGCAGGTTATAGGTTATGGTGCTCATGGTGAACGGTGGGTGATTGATCGATTCAATATCAAGCAGTCAATGCGTGCCGGGCCAAACGGCGAGAGCCTCCCCATTGACCCCGCAGGCTATCTCGAGGATTGGGATTTATTACGTACTGATGTACTTGATAGAACGTGGCCCTTAGCGGCTGATCCCACAAGTCATTTGCCGGTGTTGGCGATGGCAGTGGATAGCGGTGGTGAGGATGGCGTAACGGGTAACGCATATGACTTTTGGCGCCAGTGTCGTCGTGATGGGGTGCATAAAAAAGTCTATCTCTTTAAAGGGGCGAGCCAGTCAAACGGTAAGATCATCAGCAAAACACTGCCTGATAATACCGACCGACCGAATCGTCGTGCAGAGGCCCGCGGGGATGTGCCTCTTTATCTCTTACAAACGAATGCCCTCAAAGATCGAATCAATAACGCGCTATCGCGTGAAACGGTAGGGGCTAATTACATACATTTTCCTGAGTGGCTGGGTGAATGGTTCTATGACGAGCTGACCTATGAGGAGCGAAGTCCAGACGGAAAATGGACGAAACCGGGCAAGGGGGCTAATGAAGCCTTCGACCTCATGGTGTATGCCCATGCATTGGTTATGTTGCGCGGGTACGAAAGGATAAATTGGGAAAAACCACCTCCTTGGGCGCGATCACTTGATGAATCCATACCTGTATTATCGCCTCGCCCCGCTCAGACTAAAACATCCGAAGTATCAACTCATAAGACAACACAATCACAGACTCAGCATGAGGCTACGGCCTCGGCGTGGGCGCCATCGACGACAGGAGGCTGGTTATGAATCAGACCGATATTGAAGACATGATCCAGTGTTATCTGGAAGCCGAGAAAACATTACTACAGGGGAAGTCGATCACCTTTAATGGACAGTCGATGACGATGGAGAACCTCGGCGAAATTCAGAAAGGCCGAATGTCTTGGGAGCGTCGTCTTGTGCAGTATCAAGCCAGCCAACGGGGACGGTCATCACATAAACTGGCGAGGTTTGTATGAGCCTATTAGATGAAGCCATTGGTTTAGTATCACCGGGCTGGAAAGCGGCACGTCTTAAATCTCGGGCGATGATCCGGGCGTATGAAGCCGTTACTCCGACAAGAACGCACCGTGCTAAACGTGAAAACCGCAATGCCAATCAGCTGACCCAATCAGGGGGGCGCTCGTTACGTGAGCAGGCTCGATGGCTCGATTGTAACCATGACTTGGTGATTGGTCTGTTGGATAAACTGGAGGAACGTATTGTTGGTGCCCGCGGAATCATTGTAGACCCTCAACCCATTTTAAAAACGGGTTTGGTTGCCGATGAGTTAGCGAAAGACATTCGTGCGGCTTGGGCGGAGTGGTCTGTTGCGCCGGATGTTACAGGGCAGTTTACGCGCCCCGTGCTAGAGCGGTTGATGGCACGCACGTGGTTACGTGATGGTGAGGTGTTTGGGCAAATGGTGAGCGGGGCGGCAGCAGGACTAAATCCTACGGGCAACGTTCCCTTTTGGATCGAAGCATTAGAGCCTGATTTTATCCCGCTTGAGCTAAATGACGAGGGTAAGGGGATTTGTCAGGGTGTTGCGCTCAATGAGTGGGGGCGTCCGACAAAATACGTTGTGTATAAAACATTAACTCGTTTGGGCAGCGCGCAGGGAAACACGAAAGAAATCGCCGCAGACAGCATGGTTCATCTGAAGTTTATGCGTCGGTTGCACCAAATTCGTGGCAATAGTTTGCTCGCTGGGGTGCTGATGCGTCTAAGTGCACTCAAAGAGTATGAGGATGCCGAATTGACTGCAGCGCGTATTGCGGCGGCTTTGGGCATGTTTGTTAAGAAAGGCGATCCCCAAACCTACGGTGATAACGAAGGTTCAGGATCATCAGATGGTCCTCGAGAATTAGATATCCAGCCGGGCATGCTTTTTGATGGGCTACAGCCCGGCGAAGATATTGGCATGATTAAATCCGACCGGCCGAATCCCAACCTAGAAACTTTCCGTAATGGCCAACTGCGAGCGGTTGCAGCCGGAAGCCGTGGAAGCTTTTCCAGTATTGCCCGTAACTACAACGGGACTTACAGCTCACAGCGCCAAGAGCTGGTGGAATCGTTTGAGGGCTACAGCATTTTGCAAGATGCCTTTATCGCGGCGGTGAGTCGCCCGATTTACCGCAATTGGCTTCAAATGGCGATCACATCAGGAGTGATTAATGTCCCCCTCGATGTGGATAAGGAGACTCTTTTCAATGCGGTATACAGCGGGCCGGTGATGCCGTGGATTGATCCGTTGAAAGAGGCTAATTCGTGGCGGGTGCTTTTACGTGGCGGTGCAGCCACGGAGGGCGATTGGGTTCGGGCTCGGGGGGCAAATCCGGGCGATGTTAAACGCCGCCGCAAGGCCGAAATTGATGAAAACGCCGCCTTAGGACTGAAATTTGACACAGACCCGGCGAACGATAAAGGGGAAGGCAGTGAGCAAAAAACAAAAAAATAGTGTGTTTATGACGCCGCGAGCGGCTGCGAACGGGGAGAAAAACTGGTTTCGAATGAAAGCCAGTGGAGAACGGTCTGCTGATATTTATATCTTTGATGAGATCGGTTATTGGGGAGTGAGTGCGCGGCAGTTTGCTAGCACATTGAAAGCGCTTGGCGAGTTAGACCATATCAACTTACATATTCACTCGCCGGGTGGAGATGTGTTTGATGGCATTGCCATTTATAACTTACTTAACAGCCACCCTGCGAGCAAAACGGTTTATATCGATGGGCTGGCCGCATCGATGGCTTCAGTTATTGCGATGGTCGGTAACCCTATCATCATGCCTGAAAATGCGATGATGATGATCCACAAGCCGTGGGGCATTACGGGGGGCGATGCGGATGATATGCGTGATTACGCCGATCTCCTTGATAAGGTCGAAACAGTACTTATCCCCGCATATGCCAAGAAAACCGGCAAGACTACTGACGAATTAGCCGACATGCTGAGCGCTGAAACATGGCTTTCTGGACGAGAGTGTGTGGAGCATGGTTTTGCTGATCAACTGACAACATCTGTGCAGGCAATGGCTTGCATTCATTCAAAACGTATTGAGGATTTTGATTCCATGCCTAATTCATTAAAGAATATGATTATTGCACCAAAGGCCCAAGCCCCTGTATCAACACCACAGGCAGTTCCAACTGCTGCGCCAGCCACGGTTGATGAGAACGCTATCCGCGCTCAGGCGCGAGAAGAACAAAAACAGCGCATTAATGGTATTAAAGACCTGTTTGCGATGTTTGGCGGTAAGCATCAAACCCTGCAGGCATCCTGTATTGAGGATATCGAATGTTCTGTCGAGCAAGCGAAAGACAAACTGCTTGCTGAATTGGGCAAAGATGCGACGCCATCAAATAAGAACACGCCTCATAACCTTATTCATGCGAGTAACGGTAATTTCACCGGAGACGGTATTCGTCAGGCGATTATGGCGCGTGCAGGCTATGAAGAACGTCAGAATGATAACGTCTACAACGGTATGACATTGCGCGAATATGCACGTATGTCACTGACTGAGCGCGGTATTGGCGTGTCCTCGTTGAATCCTGTTCAAATGGTGGGGCTGGCGCTAACCCACAGTACATCGGATTTTGGCAATATCCTGCTCGATGTCGCGAATAAGTCGATCTTGCAAGGGTGGGAAGAGGCGGAGGAAACCTTCGAGCTCTGGACTAAAAAAGGGCAGTTGTCGGACTTTAAAACCGCTCATCGTGTCGGTTTAGGGGGCTTCCCTTCCCTGCGTAAGGTTCGAGAGGGGGCAGAGTATAAATACATCACAACCAAAGATCGTGGTGAGTCAATTGCCTTGGCAACCTACGGTGAAATTTTCTCAATTACGCGTCAGGCACTGATTAACGATGATCTAAACCAGTTAACTGATGTGCCGATGAAAATGGGCCGAGCAGCGAAGGCGACCATCGGCGATCTGGTTTATGAAATTCTTACGGCGAACGCCGTGCTGTCTGATGGTAAAAAACTCTTCAGTCCAGACCACAAGAACGTAAGCGCTGGGGCGATTGATGTCGCTAATTTGGACAAAGCCCGCTTGTTGATGCGAACCCAAAAAGACGGTGATCGAAGCCTTAATATCCGTCCAGCATTTATGCTGGTACCAACCGCGCTAGAAACACTCGCTAATCAGACGATTAAGTCTGTAAGCGTCAAAGGTGCCGATATCAACGCGGGGATCATCAACCCAATCCAGAACTTTGCAACCGTCATCAGTGAAGCCCGTCTGGATGATAAAGATGCAGCCGCATGGTATCTGGCGGCGGCTAAAGGGACGGATACGATTGAAGTTGCTTATCTTAATGGTGTGGATGTGCCCTATATCGATCAGCAAGAAGGCTTTAATACTGACGGGATTGCCACTAAGGTCCGTATTGATGCCGGTGTAGCTCCGTTAGATCATCGCGGTTTGGTGTATTCAAGCGGCAAATAACTTTCCACCCATGTGATGTGAACAGCCCTAACGGGCTTTTTTTATACCTAAAATCCGGCCCCATTGGGGCCGTGGAGCAAAGAGTATGGCTACGAATTTTGTGCAAGATGGCAATGTGATCGAGGTTGTTAATGGTAACGCCGACCTAATTTCCAGCGGTGAACCTATCGTAATTGGCGATATTGTCGGTGTGGCAATTACTGATATTCCCGTGGGCGATGCCGGGGCCGCAATGGTAAGCGGTGTCTTTTTGCTACCAAAATTAGCGGCAGACGTGATCCCTATGGGGAAAAAAGTGGCGCTAAAAGATGGGAAAATTCAATTGGACGCTACTGATGCGGTGGCCGCAGGTATTGCATGGGAGGCTGCTGATAAAAATAGCGCCATGATTGAAGTGAAACTCAATGGCTAGTCCGTTTGTGCAGCTCACGGCAAAAATGGATCGTGTGACCGCTGAACGCTTTGGCAAAGCGGTCACCATCAATGGGCAGTCTTATACGGCCGTTGAGTCTCATCTATTGCCTGAAATGGGCCCTGTGCAGGGGGATGGTGTTTCATTAGTGGTTTTTTCATTGGCATATTCACCACGCCGCAACGACAACGTGGTGGTGGATGATGAGTCCTATATCGTCACCCGTCATCAGCTCTTTAATGGAAAACCTCAGATTTGGCTGGAGTAGCACTATGTCAGTTAAAGGGCTTGAACAGGCGATCCAAAATCTGAATAGCTTGAGTCGGATAATGGTGCCCACAGCAACGGCGCAGGCCGTCAATCGTGTGGCCGCGCGAGCCATTAGTCACAGCACGCGTAAGGTAGCAAAAGAAGCGCGAGTGGATGACAACCGGCGAAAGGGGCTCCCTGTCAAATTGGTCAGGCAGCGAGCTCGATTAAGGAAGGCTAAACCGGATCGTCCAATTGCGTCGATCAAAATAAATCGAGGCAACCTTCCGGCGATCAAATTAGGCGCTGCGCGTGTGCGTCTCTCTCGTCGCAGAGAGGCCAAACACGGTAAGGGCAGCGTACTTAAAGTGGGGCCCTACACCTTTCGCAATGCTTTTATTCAGCAACTAGCTAATGGCCGCTGGCAAGTGATGCGCCGTGTTGGGCGTGCCCGTTATCCCATTGATGTGGTGAAGGTCCCCCTGTCTGGGCCGTTGACCGAAGCATTTATGGCATCGTCGTCACAACTTATCGATAGCGACATGCCAAAAGAGTTGGCCTCGGCGCTGAAAAATCAACTGAGACTACATATCAAACGATGAGCAAACATACCCAGATCCGTCAGGCCGTAACGTCACAGCTTCAACGTGAAATTACTGAGCCAGTGACATGGTTTGATGGGCGCCCTGCCTTTCTTGATGAGCAAGATCTTCCCGCTGTTGCCGTTTATCTCTCTGATGCGGAATACACCGGAGACACCTTGGATGAGGATAGTTGGCAAGCAGCGTTACATGTTGAGGTGTTTCTTAAATCGGCCCAGCCAGACAGTGCGCTAGATAGCTGGATGGAGTCGCACATTTATCCCGCACTGTCCAATATCCCAACGCTCGATACCCTGATCGAGACGATGACCCCCCAAGGTTATGACTACCAACGTGATGAGGAGATGGCGACGTGGGGCTCGGTTGATCTGACTTATCTTCTCACTTATTCAATGTAAGGATGTTATATGACAACACCTAACCCACTGGCACCGGTAAAAGGTGCGGGTACCACGCTATGGCTCTATACCGGCAAGGGTGACCCTTATGGAAACCCGTTAAGCGATGCTGATTGGTCGCGTTTGGCGAAAATTAAAGATCTTCAACCCGGCGAAATGACCGCCGAATCCTATGATGATACCTATCTCGATGATGAAAACGCCGATTGGAGCAGCACGGCGCAAGGAGAGAAATCTGCTGGGGATACCAGTTTTACCCTCGCGTGGAAACCCGGAGAGAGTGGCCAACAAGGGTTGGTTGAATGGTTTACTGAAGGGGATGTTCGTGGCTATAAAATCAAATATCCCAACGGTGCGGTTGATGTATTCCGTGGTTGGATTAGTAGCCTAGGCAAAGCGATCCCAGCGAAAGAAGTCATTACCCGCACGGTAAAAGTTACCAACTCAGGCAAGCCGTCACTGGCTGAAGATTTACGCACACCGGCAGTCCCTGTCACTGGGGTAACCGTCACCCCTGCGACCGGCAATATTGCGGTTGGCGCCTCTGAAAGTGTCACGTTCGCGATTCAGCCAGACAATGCCACGGATAACACTTTGCGGGTTGCATCATCAGATCTAAAAACGGCGACCGTCGTGGTAAAGGATAAGGTTGCTACGGTCACGGGTGTTAAGGCGGGAAAAGTCGAAATTATCGGCATGACGAATGATGGCCAACATGTGGCCATAGCAACGTTTACCGTGGCGTAACTTCGCTCTATTTCATTTCAATGGCCCCTGACTGGGGCCTTTTTTATAGGTATTTGTCATGTTTTTGAAAAAAGAAACGTTTAAGTACAACGGCCAGTCTGTCGTATTGCACCAAATCTCGGCATTACAGCGCGTGGAGTATTTTGATTATTTAGCCTCGAAAGAAGCCATTAGCGATGAGGGAAGCGAAAGTTTACGTCATACAGCGCAGCTTGTGCGTCTTAATGTGGATGTAAATGCATGGCTGATTTCTCGCTCGTTATCCCATGAAACACCAGAGTGCGATGAAAATGAGCTTCACCAAACTATCCAAAAAACATGGCCTAGCGAAGCAATTAACGAAGCGGTGGAAATAGTGCTAGCGCTTAGCGGCATGCATCCCAAGTCAGCAGACGAGGCTGCTCCCTCGCCTGATACCGTTGAGCCGGTAGAGGAAAAGCCGCTGGCAAAATAGCGGCCCGCGAGCGGGCATTTGCACAGCGTCTGGCTCATGAGTTTCGGCGCCCAGACTGGCGCCGTATGCTCAGTGAAATGAGCGCCACCGAGTTCTCAGATTGGGCAAATTATTTTGCGCTAACTCCGTTTAGTGACCAGTTACTGGATGCGGAGTTTGCCACGATGAAAGAGATGCTTGTGACCGTGTTCGCGAGTGGGGGCGAAATACGCGCTGAAGATTTTAGCCTGCTTTCCCAGCCAGAACGTGAAGAGGTTAAAACGGATGATGAACTTATGCTGATCGGTGAAGGTGCCTACGGGGGAGTTCGATATGTCCCAACAAATTAGCGACTTAGTTATTAATCTCGATGTAGATACTGCCACGTTTAAAGAGCAAATGGCGCGTATCCGTGGGCAACTATCAGGCATGGGGAAAGATGCAGATGGTTCATCGGATAGAATGCGTAAGCTGGTGGAGAGTCAAACCAACGCAATCAAAGGGATGGGGGATACCAATGCTCGGGTAATGAGCGAGGTTAAATCTCAGCAGTCTTCTACGGCCGATACGCTCAAAAAGGATTGGGAAAAAGCATCCAAAGCGGTCGATGAAACTCACCGACGTGTCGCGGAGTTGAACCGAAAATTACAGGAGAGTCAGTCTCAGAGCTCGGCATTAGGTCGCGATCAGGATGCGCTGACGGCCTCATTTTTTCGACAAATTGATGGTACCAAGCAGCTGAGTAACGGGATGCAATCGCTTGGGCGCATTCAGGAACAGATCCGTGCCGCGCGGAAAAATGGCAACATTACCCAGCAAGACTATCTCACTCTTCTATCGCATTCTTCCGCACGTATTAAAGAAACGGCACTGGCAGAGGCGGAGGCTGGTAAGCAAAAAGCGCGATTTTTACAGCAGCTAAAATCTCAGGTTGTCGCACAGAAACTTTCTGGTACTGAGCTTTTGCGCTTCAAAGCGGCTCAAGTCGGGGCTGGTGATGCGGCAGAACTGTATATCCGCAAATTAGAGACAGCTAAAACAGCAACCCGCAACCTTGGCATACAAAGTGCGGCAGCGCGTCGTGAACTGGGTGTTTTGGTGGGGGAACTGGCTCGAGGTAACTTTGGGGCCTTGCGAGGGTCAGGCATTACCTTGGCGAACCGTGCTGGATGGATAGAACAATTGATGAGCCTACGCGGATTAGGCTTAGCCGCCGTTGTGGGAGGGATTGCAACAGCGGTCTATGTGCTGGGAAAAGCATGGTACCAAGGTTCAGAAGAAGCCGTGGCCTTTAATCGGCAACTGATTCTAACGGGTAATTATGCGAGTAAAACATCGGCTGAACTACAGTCTATGGCGAAATCACTGTCGGGCGGCGGTATCACTCAGGGCGCCATGTCGAGTGCGTTAGCCTCAGTGGTGGGCAGCGGTAGTTTTTCTGGCAATGCCGTTACGATGATTGCAGATACTGCCGCTAAGATGCAGGCCAGCGTAGGCCAGTCCGTGGATGAGACAATCAGGCAGTTTAAACGCTTGCAGGATGATCCCGTGCAGTCGGTTTTGGAACTGGATAAAACGCTGCACTTTCTAACGGCAACCCAACTCGAGCAGATCACTACACTGGCAGAGCAGGGACGTACAACGGATGCTGCTCGGATAGCGATGGACACCTACGCTAATGCTATGCGTGCTCGAAGTGCCGATATTAAAAATAATCTCGGAGACTTGGAGAGCGCGTGGAAATGGTTAGGCAATGCTGCATCCGGCGCGTGGGATCAGATGCTGAATGTCGGGCGTGAGAGCACTCTAAAAGACAAGGTAGAGTCTACCCGCCAACAGCTCGAGCGAGCTCAAAAGGATCTAGATAGTCTGCAACGTGGGGGGGCGGCGGACTCCACGGGATATGGCTATGGGCGTAAAAATGACTCTCTGATCTCGCAGCAAGAGACTCAGCGGGTCAGTAGCCAAAAGGCGCTGGTTACCCGCCTGCAAAAAGAACTGGGTGAACTGAGTGAGAAATCCTATCAGGATTCAGTGACTGCAGCGCGAGCAGCCGCTGAGCAAAAAGAGCAGGAGCGACAAAAGCGCCAATTTCAAAGTGACCAGGATCTCAAGCGGCAGTATGAAACCTCGGAGGAAAAACATCAGCGTGAGATTTTGCGGATCAAGAATTCCTACGCATCACAGTCTGCAAAAGATGAGGCGGTTAAGCGTGAAAATGCGCGCTTTGCCAAAGAGCAGGCGAGCAAAGTGCGTAAAGGACCCCAGTATAAAGCGCCGGTGGGTGATAAGGCAGAGGAATCAAGCCAAGCTGATTTACAAGCGCTGCAGGCGCAGCTGGTGGTTCTGCAACAACACAAGGCGGTGACAGATGTTATCAGCCAGCAGCGCAAAGACTTATGGAAATCGCAGGCGCAATTCGCGGTATTAGAGGCCGCTGCGACTAAGCGCCAACTCACCACGCAGGAACAATCGTTATTAGCCAGCAAGTCGAGTGTATTGGCATATAAAGCCCGCGTTGCCGCGGTAGGTGACGAGGTTGTTTTACAGGAGCGATTAAATCGCCTCAATGATCAGGCCGATAAGTATCTTCTTCAGCAGCAAACTAAGCGGGACGCATTGCTGGCTAGCCAAACAAAGTCCAGCCGAGAGGTGCAGCGAGGACTCGAGCGCTCTCAACTGCTTTCAGGTCAGAAAGATAATCCTCGTCTCAATGAAATGCTAGATGCTCAGCGAAAAACGTGGGAGCAAGAGGACCAGTTGCGATCGAATTGGCAGGCCGGAGGGCAAAAAGCGTGGGCGGATTATGCAGATGCAGCAACAGATGCTTATAGCGTGATGAAAGATGCCGGAGGGCAAGCACTGACCGGTTTAAGTTCTCAACTCACCACCTTTTTGACGACGGGTAAAGCAGACTTCAAATCCTTTACCAGTTCCATTCTCAGTATGTTGACTGAAATTCTCGTAAAAATGGCTCTGGTAAATGGCGTTAAATCCTTGGCTGGTGCGATGGGATGGGGCGGCATTGAGGCCAATGCAAAAGGCGGGGTGTATTCCTCCGCAAGTTTGAGCGCATACAGTGGTTCGGTTGTCGATAAGCCGACGTTTTTTGCATTCGCTAAAGGGGGCGGTGTCATGGGAGAAGCTGGCCCTGAGGCTATTTTACCTTTACGCCGTGGCGCCAATGGAAAACTAGGTGTGGTGGCGGGAAGTGGCGGCGGCGGAAGCCCTGTTTTCCATAATACCGTTATTTTACAAAATGACGGATCAGCCACATCTAAGTCATCTGGTGGCAATGAAGCTGTGAGCAAAACCATGATGAAAATGCTCGATCAGTTTTGTCAGGACAATATTAGTAAATCCCTTCGTCCGGGAGGGCAGCTTTTTAACGCGATGAAAGGTCGTTAATCAGCGTATTCATTGAGGAACGCTCATGGCAATTGAAACTTTTATGTGGCCTACACAGGTCGCAGGACAGCCCCCGACGGAGTACGCCAGAACAATACGCGATGTGCAATTTGGTGATGGATATAAGCAGGTATCTGAAAGTGGCATTAACTCAGAGCGGATAAAGTTTTCTTATTCTTTTCGTGGCTCTCTGAGCGTGGCCATTGCGATCCGTGATTTTTGTCGTCGTCACTGTACTAAGGCATTTATTTGGACGCCTCCGCATGGTGATAAAGGGTTGTACATTATCAGCGCAGATTCAATCCGATTAATTCCTAACGGCAAAACGCAAGCAACAGTCTCGGCGACTTTTGAGCAAACCTTTTCAGCTGTGGAGGTCTAATGTCACTAAATAGCGATTATCAAAAATTGGAGCCGGGTAATACAGTTCGTCTGTTTGAAGTCGATGGCTCCGCATTTGGTTTGGATGAAGTATTGCGTTTTCATGCTTATAACCTGTCTCATACGCCGGAAGAAATCACTGCGGCTGGTGGGGATAACGCTAAGCTCGCCGCAAAATCTATCTGGTGGCAAGGAAAGGAATACGGTGCATGGCCTTGCCAAATAGAAGGATTAGAAATGGCGACGAGTGGTAGCACAGCCCAACCTACATTGACCCTTGCTAACTTAAACGGTTCGATTACTGCGCTTTGTCTACGCTTCGAAGATATGGCGCAGGCTAAAGTGACTATTCACGACACGCTGGCACATTATCTCGATGCAAAGAACTTCCCCGAAGGCAATTCTACCGCCGATCCCGAGCAGGAAAAAAAGCAGGTTTACTATATCGACCGCAAGTCACTCGAAAACGATGAAACCGTTGAGTTTGAGCTGGCGAGCCCTGCCGATTTACGTGGCCTGCAAATACCGACGCGCCAGATCCACTCGCTCTGTACATGGTGCTCACGCGGTTGGTACCGAACGGGTAAAGGGTGTGATTACGCGGGAACGCGCTACTTTGATGAGAATGGGCAGCCGGTTGATGATCCGAGTCAGGATAAGTGCGGTGGGTTACTCAGCGATTGTCAAAAGCGCTTTGGTGAAAACAATCCGGTGCCGTTTGGCGGTTTTCCGGGTGCAGCACTGATAAGGCAATAATATGAGAGAGAAAACGATACAGGCTATTGTGACCCATGCCGCAGAGGTTTATCCGGCTGAATGCTGTGGCGTGGTGGTGCAGAAATCACGTGTCGAGCGTTACTTCCCCTGCCGTAATATTGCGGAAAACCCCACTGAACAGTTTCATTTATCTCCCGAGGATTATATTACTGCAGAAGAATGGGGAACCGTAACGGGGATTGTGCATAGTCATCCCGATGCCACCACGCAGCCGAGTGAGCTGGATAAGGCACAATGTGACGCGATGGCAATTCCATGGCATATCGTGAGTTATCCGGAAGGGGACTTGCGCACAGTGATGCCGCGTGGGGAATTGCCGCTGGTGGGGCGCGCGTTTGTATTAGGGCATACCGACTGCTGGGGGCTGGTTATGAGCTACTTCCGGCAAACGCATGGCATTGTGCTTAATGATTACCGCGTTGATTATCCATGGTGGGAGTCAGGCCGTGAAAATCTCTATCTGGATAATTGGTACGAATGCGGTTTTCGTGAGTTTAGTGGCCCACCTCAATCAGGCGATATGGTGATAATGCAAGTCTCCGCGCCGGTCGCGAATCATGCCGGTATTCTGCTAGATGATGGGATGCTGTTGCATCATATGTACGGCATGTTGAGTCAGCGTGTTCCCTACGGCGGATACTGGAAAGATCGAACTGTGAAAATTGTTAGGCACGAGCGTCTTATTTAGCCCCCGCGTCAATGTTTGTTAAAGCCATCTATTTTTTCAACTCTTAATCCTTGTTAGGATTACTTTGAATTCTATTAACAAAAAAAGGATGGATTGATGAAACTTGGCAAGATTTCAGTCGCGGCATTGTTATTCATTGCGGTTCCAACAGTAGCTGCTGATTGGATTGTTTCTTATGATAATGATGAAATGAGAGGAACTTCAACGAAGTTTCTACAGACTGATTCAGACAATACCGTCAATTTTGATTTTCCTTATAACGGCGGGTCAAGCATGACCCTAGTATTACGATCTAAGAAAACAGAACTAAAAGACGGTCAGAAAGCTGATGATCTCAAACCGGCTGAAGCTATGTTAATGATTAGTAAGGGACAGTTTAGTTGTGCATCTATTGATGGTTGTAGTATTTCAGTAAAATTTGATAGTGAAAAAATTCAGAAGTACGAAGTAAATACCGCAGCCAATGGTCGTTCTGACGTGTTATTTATAGGAAACGCACCATCATTCATAAAAAATATTCAAACGCACAAAAAACTAATGCTTGAGGCTAATTTTTATCAGGCTGGTCCTAGGCAGTTCAAGTTCAATCTAGAGGGTTATTCAACACCTAAGAATAACTAAAACAAGACCCGCTACGGCGGGTTTTTTTATGGGAGTTAAGCATGGCATTTACTGAGGCTTCTTTACGCACTCTGCGCTTTCATGGCTCACTTATTGCTGAATTTGGGCGTGACTTTAAATATCGAGCACATAGCGCTACAAAGATGATCAGCGCAGCAAAAAATCTGTTACCTAACTTTGAGCATTATATGCTGGCAGCGCATAAGCGTGGATTAACCTTTGCGGTGTTTGTTGGAAAAAGGAACATCAAAGAGGATGAGCTAGAACTCACTAAAGGTACAGATGACATACATCTTGTGCCTGTAATTATAGGGAGTAAGCGCGCAGGACTCTTTCAAACAATTCTTGGTGTAGCGCTAATAGGTGCTGCAACATTTTTTAGTGGTGGAACACTGGCTGGCGCTTTTGCGAGCACGGGGGTGTGGGGCGGTGCTTTGGCTCTAACAGGCGCATCTATGGCGCTCGGCGGTGTAGTCCAAATGCTATCCCCCCAACAGGCTGGCATCCGAATGCGACAAGATCCAGACAATAAACCCAGCTATGCATTTGGCGGCCCTGTTAACAGTACCGCTCAGGGTAATCCGGTTGCCATCGGTTATGGTGAGCGAGAGATCGGCGGGGCAGTTATTTCCGCTGGGATATATACCGAAGATCAGCAATAAATATATCAGTTCACAAGACCCGCTGCGGCGGGTTTTTTTATGGGTGAAATATGATAAACGAGATTAAAGGCCATAAAGGTGGCGGCGGTGGTGGGCATACGCCTGTTGAATCACCCGATAGTATCCAGTCGATGGCCATTGCCAAAATATTGCTCGCATTGGGTGAGGGGGAATGGGCTGGTGGCCTTGATGGTACCAATATCTACCTAGATGGAACTCCACTAACCAATGAGGACGGTAGCTCGAATTTCGAGGGGGTAAGTTGGGAATTTCGTCCCGGTAACCAATCGCAGGAATATATCAAAGGCGTCCCTGCTGTTGAGAATGAAATCACCATTGGCACCGAACTTAAGAGCTCGGCGCCGTGGGTGCGTGCGGTTAACAATACTCAGTTATCTGCAGTGCGTTTGCGGTTCGGCTGGCCTGCATTGCAGCAGCAAAAAGATAACGGCGATGTGAACGGCTACAAAATTGAATACGCTATCGATGTGGCCACGGACGGTGGCGCATATCGTGAGGTGCTCAAATCTGCGGTTGATGGTAAAACGACAACGCTTTATGAGCGCAGCCACCGTATCGACTTACCCACAGCGACAACCGGCTGGCAGTTGCGTGTTCGCCGTCTAACCTCCAACGCTAATAGTGGTCGTATTGCCGATACGATGAATGTAGAGGCTTATACCGAAGTTATCGATGCAAAATTAGCGTACCCCAATACGGCGCTTCTCTATGTGGAATTTAACGCCAAGCAGTTTCAAAACATCCCTAAAGTGACATGCCGACCAAAGATGATGATCGTCAGAGTGCCGGATAATTATGAACCGGTCACGCGGCAATATTCTGGTGTCTGGACGGGCGGGTTCAAGTGGGCATGGACTGATAACCCAGCATGGGTGTTCTATGACATCTTGGTCTCTGATCGTTACGGGTTAGGCCAACGCATTGACTCCACGCAGGTGGATGAATCTGAGCTTTATCGTATTGCGCAGTATTGTGATCAACTGGTACCCGATGGACGCGGCGCGGATGGTATGGAGCCACGCTTTAAGTGTGATGTGTACATTCAATCGCGTGAAGATGCGTGGACCGTTCTAACGGACTTTGCCGCGATATTCCGCGGTATGACCTGTTACGGGCAAAATCAGATTGTGACACTGGCAGATATGCCGCGAGACTTGGATTACACATATACGCGCGCCAACGTTATCAATGGGAAGTTTGCATACTCAGCCTCGAGCGAACGCACACGGTACACCACAGCTATGGTGGGATGGTCAGACCCAGCCAATCATTATGCCGATGCTGTCGAGTCGGTGTTCGAAAATGCATTAGTACGCCGCTATGGGGTGAATCAGACCGAGATCACGGCCATTGGTTGTACGCGTCAAAGCGAGGCTAATCGCCGTGGCCGTTGGGCATTATTGAGTAATAGCCAAGACCGAACGGTTGAGTTTTCCGTGGGGCTCGATGGTTTAATCCCGTTTCCGGGGCATATTATTGGCGTTGCCGATCAGATGCTCTCAGGGCGAGTTATGGGAGGCCGCATTAGCAGCGTTGAAGGGCGAAATGTTCGCCTCGACCGCGAGCCAGACATTAAGAGCGGTGACCGTCTGATCGTTAATCTACCTTCTGGTATCAGTCAGGCCAGAACGGTGCAGTCGGTAAATGGTCGCCTTGTTACGGTGACAACGAGCTATAGTGAAACTCCGCAGGCCGAATCAGTATGGGCAGTTGATGCTGATGAACTCGCAGTGCAGCTCTACCGCGTTGTGAGTGTGGCAGACAACAACGACAACACATACACCATCGTTGGGGCTTACCATGATCCGGACAAATATGCACGGATTGATACCGGCGCACGCATAGACGAACGTCCCATTTCCGTTATTCCTCCGGGTGTTCAGGTAGCACCAGAAAATGTTCTCATTACCAGCTATTCAAGCGTCAACCAAGGGATTGCGGTGACTACGCTGCGTGCGACGTGGAACGCGGTGAAGAATGCGATAGCGTATGAGGCTGAGTGGCGAAAAGATAACGGTAACTGGGTATCAGTCCCGCGCACGTCGGCACTGGGCTTCGAGGTTCCCGGTATTTACGCGGGTCGTTATTTGGTGCGCGTTCGTGCTATCAACGCCAGCGATATTTCTTCGCTGTGGGCAACGTCACTTGAGACGCAGCTTAACGGGAAAGAAGGAAAGCCGCCGCTCCCTATTGGGTTCAAAGCTGATCCGCTGGTTTTTGGTATACAGCTTTCGTGGAATTTCCCCGATGGGGCGGAAGATACGCTTAAAACTGAGATTCAGTACAACGATAAAAACACTGAAGACGGAGCCATGCTTCTATCTGATATTCCGTATCCCCAGCGCAGCTATCAGCAGATGGGGCTAAGCGCGGGCCAGTCATTCTTCTATCGTGCTCGATTGGTGGATAGATCCGGCAATCAAGGTGATTGGATTGATTGGGTATTAGGCGAATCGAGCACGGATGTTGATTGGATTGCCGATGAAGTTAAAAAAGAGATCGAGCAATCGGAAGCCTTTAAGGAGATCGATAAAAATCTCACGGATTCCAACGCAAAGCTACAGGATGCTGCAGAGGCTGCCATTCAGAATGCGCTGGCAAATGATGCCGATGTACGCCGCTGGATGGCGCAGAATGGCGACCGTAAAGCGGAAATAACGGAAACCCGTCAGGTCGTTGCCACGGAATCAGAAGCTCGAGCTGCGGCGGTTGATAAGCTAAACAGTAAAACGGATAAGACTGAGGCTGATTTAACCACGCTACGCGAAACGGTGGCGACGGATATTGAAGCCATATCAACGCAAGTCACAGGGCTAACGTCTACCGTTGGAGAGAATACGGCGGCTATTCAAGTTCGCGGCCAAACTATCTTTAAAAAAGATGGAACGGGTAGTTCCGTTTACAGTATGGGTGCCGGTATCACGTATAAAGGGAAATATTATGCAGCCGGTTTGTCAATTGGGGCCGAAGTAAACGCGGCAGGGACGGTGAGCACACGTATTTTAGCCAGTGCTGATCAATTCGCTGTGTTAAATCCTGCCACTAACGGCTATACGTTGCCGTTTTTTGTTCAAGGTTCGCAAACCTTCATTGTTTCCGCGCTCATCCAAGATGCCTCGATCACGAACGCCAAAATTGGCAGCTATATCCAGTCAAACAATTACGTGGCGGGTAAGGCTGGCTGGCGCATCGATAAAAATGGTGTATTGGAAATGAACTCGGCGTTGCCGGGAGGGGGGCGATCCGTGTTCGATTCTAATGGGATGGCTGTGTATGACCAAAACGGTGTAAAACGCTTTGCTGCGGGGTACAAACCATAATGGGAAGTTACGGTGTTTTTGCTTATAACGCTAAAGGCGTTGAAACGAGCGCCATCGATGGGCGCTCTTTTTTTCTTGATAGCATCGGCATTTCGGGAGCAAACGCCAATGGCAGTAAAAGTTACCCTAGCGTGAATCTCAATATCTATAAATTAACGTACGCGATATCAGGATCGGGAGGAAGTGCTGGCGCTTATATTCACGCCAAAATCAACGGCAATAAGATTACGTGGAACAGTGTTGTTCAGGATGCAAAATATATAACGGGATATATTTTTGTTTGTTTAGTGGAGATTTAAAATGGCCTTCGTTGTTGAATTAAAAAACGCAAAAGGCCATACGATTTATGACACGAGTTTGCGTAATTTCTCACTGATTTCTAGACAGCGGGTTACCGTTCCCCCTCCTCAAAATGGCGGCGTCGAAATAACCATACCTAATCCAGAAACTACGATCCCTTTTGTGCGCATTGAAGGGAACTACGAATCTAACGTTTGCTTGATCGGTGGGGTGGTCGGCAACAAGTTGAGCTTAACGCTAGCACCTCCTGCGTCTGGTTCAGTTGCGGTAACAAGCAAAATCGCCATTATTTATTTTATGGGGGTGGGGACAACCGGTATCGTTCCTGAATACGGTGCTGTTATTCGAAGCGCTTCTGGTTCCGTTGAATGGTCTTCGTTAGATAATCCCCTGTTTATTCGAACGATGGCGATTGCGGACGCTCACGCTACGCCGAATGCCAGCATGATAAGTGGACGACCTATTGCCGTTTGTCCTGCGATTACAGGAACCATACAGCGTAATGGTGGGGGCGTTGCGTTTAGCGTTGTCACTGGGTTTGCCAACGGTTTGCGTTCACAGGCATTTGGTAATTTCAGCGGTTCAGGTGTTTGGTATTGGAGCACAATGGTATCACCAAGATTGGATTATCAGGTTTACATCGAAACTGATTACATGGACTAATTCTTACTAACCCGCTTCGGCGGGTTTTTTATTGGAGAAAATATTATGTCTTTATATGAGACGGGCACGATCACGGGCGCTTTAAATTCAACGACTATTAGCGGTACAGGCACGAAGTGGAGCGATGCAAAGATCGGCATAACAAATGGCTCAGTGCTGTTTGTATCTTCTAGCGCGGGCATGGATGGTGTTTATCAAGTTAAGCGCGTTATCAATGATACTTCCATAGAGTTAACCCAGCCGATTTATAAAGCATTTACCAACGCTAAATATTCAATTCTCGTTGCCGAGGCGTCCAGTACGGCTTCATTCGCTAATCAATTGGCGGCGGCACTTGGCTACTATCAAGCACAGATCGATGGTTGGCAGCAGATTATGACCGGGACGGGTGACGTGGAATTAACGGCGCCGGACGGAACAAAGGTAACGATTAAAAGTTTTACCGAGCTTTCCAATGGATTAGATGAAAAGGTTAATAAAAAAGATCTAGGAAGTGCAGCATATCAAAATGCAAAAGTTGAAGAGCAAACACCCGCTGATGGGCTGCTGTCTGTTGGGCAGTACGGGATCGGGGGTAGAACGGCTGTAGGGAATTTGCTTATTAACTCTTTTGGTTCAATAAATAGAACAGGGATATATGCAGCAGGAGGCGTTTCTTCTGTTGGTTTTTATGAACAATATCAATCGGTATTGTTTATGTCTCGGGCGGCAGGCGCTTCACTCTCAGCCTTACAAATTGGTCAGCGCGGAATTGCTACTAACTGTTATCCTACAGCGGCCGTGGGTTGGCGGGGATGGAAGGAGTGCTGGGGGGAAGGTAATACGACAATAGATAGTAATGGTTTTATCAAAAAGGCATCGCCAATTATAAAGATATTTCATGACGGGAGTTTTGAAACCAATGACGAATCAGCTGGCGCTAGCGTTAAGCGTGAAGGTGTTGGTATATATCGGATATCAAACATACTGGGTATGAATTCTGATGGCACTTGGGGCGGTATAGATGGTGGTTTTGAAGTCCCAACCGATCGCAATGGGCAGCGTTTACTTTGGTTGGATTATGAGGTTGAAGCCGATGGCTCTATTTTAGTTAAAACCTATCACCGCACCTATCCTGATGCTCCTGCGTTTGCCAGAAATATAAAAGAGGGATATGAAGAAGGCGATCTCATTGATATTCCATCTGACCAATTCGTTTCAGTTCGCGTAGAGATGCCGCAGGACTCAATCTGGAATCTGGCGCAAAAGGCAGCACAGGAAGAAATGGCACAGGAACAAATCGCAGAAGAGTAATTAGGTTTGCGCCGGAGCGTATGCAAGACTCCGGCGCAGTGACAATACCAGTGGATCGCTAATGCGTTTAAGTGATTCAAATGGTTATTGTCAGGCGCGGATTGTACGGGATAATTCTTAGATGGCAATGAGAATCAACCGGATATTTTATTGAGTGTAGATACGGGATTTTCCCGTATCTACCTTAGAAAAGCAGCCTTAAATATCGGTAAGTTCAACTTCTTCCTCGGCGGTACTTTCTACAATCTCCTCACCAATATCACTAGTGACAGGGAGTGGTTTCGCAAGAACCAGATCTCTGATTTTTTGCTCGATCTCTTGCGCTACCTCAGAATTCTCCGCTAAATACTTCATCGCATTAGCTCTACCTTGCCCAATCTTCCCGCCGTTATACTCATACCACGCACCAGCTTTACCAATAAGTTTAAGCTTTACGCCAAGCTCAACGAGCTCGCCTTCATGTGATATTCCTTGCCCATAAAGGATCTGGAATTCAGCTTGACGGAAGGGCGGCGAAACTTTGTTTTTGACCACTTTAACGCGGGTTTCATTGCCAAGAACTTCATCACCATCTTTAATCGCACCAATACGTCGAATATCAAGACGAACGGAAGAATAGAATTTTAGTGCGTTGCCACCAGTCGTCGTTTCTGGACTTCCGAACATTACACCAATTTTCATACGAATTTGGTTAATGAAGACTACCAAGCAATTGGCATTTTTGATGTTACCCGTCATTTTACGAAGAGCTTGAGACATAAGGCGAGCCTGTAGGCCAACATGAGAGTCCCCCATCTCGCCTTCGATCTCTGCTTTAGGTGTCAATGCAGCAACTGAATCGACAATAATCACGTTCACAGCACCAGAGCGGACTAAGGCATCACAGATTTCCAATGCTTGTTCGCCGGTATCGGGCTGAGAAATGAGCAGCTCATTTGTGTTCACACCAAGTTTTTGCGCATAAATTGGATCGAGGGCATGTTCAGCATCGATAAATGCACACATCTTCCCTGCTTTTTGCGCCGCAGCGATAACAGATAGAGTTAGCGTGGTTTTCCCCGATGACTCGGGTCCGAAGATTTCAACAACACGGCCCATGGGCAGGCCACCTATACCAAGAGCAGCGTCTAGAGTGATAGAGCCGGTAGATATAGCTTCGATATCAAGAGTTTTGTTATCTCCCAGACGCATTATGGAACCTTTGCCAAATGCTTTTTCAATTTGACCAATTGCAGCGGCTAGGGCTTTAGCTTTGTCATCTTTGTTTGTGATCTGGGCTACGTCACTTGTGGATTTTTTCTTTACATCTGCCATGTTATCGCCTCTCGTTAATCACTGTTGATTTACACAGTATATGTGTATTCATACAGTATTGTCGAGAGGGATTATTTTTTATTAAAGCGGTTTTTTTTGCAGAGCATCAAATTTTTCATGGAGTGATTTAGGGTATAGCTCAGTATATACCTGCCACAAAACGTTTAGAGTTCGATGCCCAGTCACTTGCGCTACTTCCTCGATGCTAAATCCCGCTTCAAATAGGCGGCTTGCACCTTCTCTACGTAAGTCGTGATAGCGCAGATCTTCAATGCCCAACTCGTTTCGAACGTCCCTATAGACCAGCGTAATCCCCTTGGGGGGATAAGGGAAAATTCTGTCATCACTTTTCGGTTGCCGCTGAACAATTTCCCATGCTTCACCAAGTAAAGGTACCATCATGTGGTTACCTTCTTTTTTACGTGGATCTTTACGGTCGCGAACCAATACCGCCTTTTGTTCTTCGTTAATATCATCCCACCGAATGGCACAAACTTCCCCAACGCGCATACATGACAGAATTGAAAACATAAAGATATCGTCGTACGGAATACCCTTATAGGATCTTTTGGCGCGGTCGCGCATTCCATCGTAGAGCCTATCGAACTCTTCAGCTGACGGCCTACGACTGCGCCGTTTAGATTGTCCAGTTATTCCCATGCTCGAAAGAGCTGATCTAGCAACGCTCAAACTATCTAGGTTCACGTCGATATCAAAGAGAGGTTTTGCAGCAGATAAAACAGAGCCCATATAGGCTAGGTCATGAGAAACAGTGGCAGGTGATGCGCCAGAAGCTGATCTGAAGCGGCAGTGCTCAATAAATGTATTTGAAACGATGGAGGATAGAGGTACGTTGGAGATCGCAAACTTTTGCAGTCTAGTGAGAACATCCAATTTATCTCGTCCGACTTTTTGCTTTATATTGGGGTGCTCTAAGTAATCACGGATTAAATCACCAATTGTTTTAGAGGACCGGGTATCAGGTATGCCATTGGTTTCAATTTCCTGAACCATGCGAGCGCCCCAGCTTTTTGCCTGAGCCTGACGCGCAAACGTTTTACTTTCTCGGAAAAGATATTTACCATTTTGTCGAACGCCAACAGTACAGCGATAACGTGGTGTTCCATCGGCTCGCTCTCTTTTCTCAATACTAAAGTACGCCAT